TGTGTGCAGTGTACTAACACTCACAAAGCCGCTGCGTCGAACACCGGTTATCGTTCTGCTGCGTCGAACGCCGGTAATTATTCTGCTGAGTCGAACGCCGGTAATCAATCTGCTGCGTCGAACACCGGTGATTATTCTGCTGCGTCGAACACCGGTGATTATTCTGCTGCGTCGAACACCGGTAATCAATCTGCTGCGTCGAACACCGGTGATCGTTCTGCTGCGTCGAACACCGGTGATCGTTCTGCTGCGTCGAACACCGGTTATCGTTCTGCTGCGTCGAACACCGGTAATCGTTCTGCTGCGTCGAACACCGGTGATTATTCTGCTGCGTCGAACACCGGTGATTATTCTGCTGCGTCGAACACCGGTAATCAATCTGCTGCGTCGAACACCGGTGATTATTCTGCTGCGTCAGTTGAAGGTGAACAATCAGTGGCTGTTGTAACAGGTTATGATTCCAGAGCTAAAGCATCTAGTGGGTCATGGATTGTTATTATAGAACGTAATGAAGATCATGAAATTATTAATATTAAAACCGCTAAAGCCGGTGTTGATATTAAGCCTGACACTTATTACAAATTAGTTTGCGGTGAATTTGTCGAGGTTGACAATGAATAACCTTCTAATCCAGATCAACGCTGAACGATTCAAACTGAAAGCTAATAATGAATCACCATCTGTTGTTAATTTAACAGTTGAACAAGGATTCCAACTGTTACATGAATTCAATGAGCAGATGGTGATCAACCATGATCCTAAAGATGTCGCAGACATTCTTATCAAGATGAAGAACGTATGATCAATTTCTTTAATGTCGGTGCACGTGTATACGGAATGAAGATTAATATAAACAGGTTGGTTGAATAATGGGTGTACGTGAGAACAAGGTCGAGAAGTATCTCGATAAACAGATCACTGCACTCGGTGGTCTTACTCGTAAGTGGGTATCACCGGGTCGTGACGGTGTACCTGATCGTATCTGCATTGTGAAGGGTCAATTCTTCCTAGTTGAAGTGAAGACGGTCGATGGTGAGTGTTCACCGGTTCAACTGCGTGAGCATGAACGACTGTGTGACGCTGGTGCTACTGTTCGCACTGTCTACGGTGAGCAAGGTGTTGATGAATTTATTCGAGAAGTGAGAAACTTACTCGGTTTGAAATGGACATGTTACCAATGTGACAAACCTGTTTCATATCTGTTTGATGACATCCGCGGTGAATGCTGTACTCGATTAACGCCTGAAGAAATACGCGGTGATCTAATTGACTAAGGGTATCGTGATCAGCCTGTGTGATTACACTGGTGTCGCTACTAAACCTTGGAGTGATGCAGGGTATGCAGTGATTCACGTTGACCCACAACGTGAAGACAATTGTACGATCCTTGAAATGATACCCATCGTCAGAGATGCTATCTTGACAGGTCGTGTTGCTTTCGTGATGGGGTTTCCACCGTGTACTGATGTAGCTGTTAGTGGTTCCGCTCATTTTAAATCTAAGTTATTAGAAGATCCACATGTTCAAACTAAAGCAGCATTAATAGCTGAACAGTGTCGAATGATCGGTGAACTATCCGGTGCACCGTGGTTCTTCGAGAATCCAATCAGTGTGTTCAGTAGTATATTTGGCAAACCTGATTATATATTTAACCCTTTCGAGTTCGGTACTTACCTGAAGATGACATTCATCCTTTGTGGCCTGAGTATATTAAACCTCGTGACGCATATCCTAAAAAGACCTGCCTATGGAGCGGGGGGGGATTTAAGTTGCCAAAATTAAAACCTGTTGACGTTGAGCCTGGTTATTCAGACCAACATAAAAAGTTAGGCGGTAAATCGCTAAGAACTAAGAATATACGAAGTGCGACCCCGCGTGGGTTCGCACAAGCTATCTTTGAAAAATATGGTAAAGAGGTTTCATTCTTCTAATGACTAAACAACTACTGAAACCGCAACAGCTTCATGCTTACCAACGTGAATGTGTGATGCACCAGCTGACACACGATGATTCAATGTTGTGGTTGCAGATGGGCTTGGGAAAAACACCGATTACTTTAACTACCATCGTGGATCGTATGCGTAGTGGTCAAGTGAAGAAGACTTTAATCTTCGGACCACTGAGAGTCATACAAGCGGTGTGGGCGCGTGAAGCTAAGAAGTGGGAACATACGAAGCATCTTCGGTTCAGCGTACTACATGGTGTTAAAGATAAACGCACACGTGCACTGTTTGCTGACGCTGACATTTATCTTTGCAACTATGAAGGTATGAACTGGTTAGCTGAACAACTGGATCACTACTACTTGAGTCAAGGCAAACCGATTCCATTCGATATGGTTGTCTATGATGAAGTGTCGAAGCTGAAGAACAGCACCACCAAACGTATGAAAGGTGGTACACGTGACCGTAAGGATAAGTGGGGAACTGATCACAAGATTAAGATTACCGGGTGGAATAAGATGATTGATCAGTTCAAGTTTAGAACAGGTCTGACCGGTACACCGTCAAGCAACGGTTACATGGACCTTCACGGTCAATACCTAGCTGTCGATGGTGGTGAACGACTCGGTGAATTCATTACGCACTTTAAGGACAGTTACTTCACCAGTGACCATATGGGGTGGAAGTACACACCGTCTGACGTAGGTAAGCAGATCATCGAGCAGAAGATCAGCGACATCACTATCAAGATGGACAGTGCTGAGTACCTGGATATGCCTGACGTAAAGATCACTAACCTACTTGTTGATCTACCACCGAAAGCACGCAAGGCGTATGAAGAAGTTGAGAAAGATATGTTCACTGCATTGGACAACGGTACTGAATTGGAAGTGTTCAGTCGTTCAGCAGTGTCGAATAAGTGCTTACAATTCTGCAATGGATCGCCTTACCTGAGTAGTGAGTCAGATAAGTTTGAAGCACTGCATGATGCGAAGCTGGATGCACTGGAAGACATACTGGAAGAAGCCGGTGGTAAGCCGGTGCTGTGTAGCTACTCATTCAAGGCTGACGCTGAACGAATCATGCAGAAGTTCAAGAAGTATAAACCAGTGAACATGACAGCAGCACGATCAGCTGACACCGAATCAATTATTAATAAGTGGAACAATGGACATATTAAATTAATAATTGGTCACCCCGCGTCAATGGGACACGGTGTCGATGGATTACAAGACACCGGTTCAATCGTAGTATGGTTCGGTTGTAACTGGTCACTAGAATTATACGAACAGATGAATGCACGTATCGACCGTCAGGGTCAAACTAAACCGGTATCAATTATTCGTATTATCTGTGCTGACACGGTTGATCTGGCCGTGGTGGATGCGTTAGAACGTAAGGCTGATGATCAGGAAGGATTGAAGAATGCGTTAGAGCGATACCGTTCAGGCATCACTACTAACGACTTAGAAGTGAACTTCTTTTAACCGGTGAATGGTGGTCCACCGAGATGATCCCATACCCACTTAAACCCGACACCGACTATAGCAAGACCAGTACACCATTTAACGAATCGACCTACAGTCGTTCCGACTTTAATAGCACCTTGGCTTGCAACATACACTTCAACAATACCTGCTGTTGCAGCTGTCAACTGACCGATTGAATCAGAGTTAGCCTTAGTCGATTCCAACAGTTTAACGAACATCTCTTGATTCTGTTCTCGATACATCTGTGACTCGAAAATATGTTCATCTAATTTACGTTCAATACTAGCTTGTTCTAGCTGCATTCGGTGCAGGTCTGCGGTTTCACCCATTGGTTCAATTCCTTTTTTTTGATACTGTCAGTTGGCATCGTATCACGCTCCATAAGTTTGATTAATCATATAGTTAAACTATTTTACTGGTCACTTCTGGTTGTGGTTTGTTCAAGTTCATCGGTGATACTCCAATACTACGTTTCAGCGCAACCATCAAACAGAACAAACAGCGCAATGGCTGCGTATTCTATGGTGCTGACTATGGTTAGTAGTGCATAGTAGCTTAGGGTCGGTTATTGTGTTGAAGTTGGTTGTTTTAATTATTTTGCAACCCACCCAGTATTTCCAGTGCCAGACTCTTTATAGTAAAAAGTAGTACCTGCGCCGCCATCAAGTCTAGTAAATAAAGAACCAATTGGTGCGGAGTAAACTCCCTCAGGCGTTCCATTGCCTGTTAGTTCAAGATGGATACTATAGCTAAATTGTACCGTCCCTACATCTGTAGATGACGAGAATGTCACTGATGCTACCTCTGTTGCGCAGTTGTATGACTTATTAGTTCTATCTAAGTTAATTAAAGAGCCTTGGGATTTGTCTACAATAAACCCAGTTGGCTGAGTAGCCCCTGTTCTGTTTGAGGATAGATTGTTCGATAGTATAATAGGGCCTACTGTGCCTCTAACCACCAGACCTGCCGCATGAATTATGACGCCAGCTTTATTGTTGTCTGAACACACATTGCTAGACACAACAACATTAGTTGAGCCCCCAAATATTGCCAATCCAGCGCTTGCGCAACCTATACATATATTGCCCGAAACAGTCGAATCAATAAGCTTTGGTAAATCTATGCCAAGACCTTGTGGTCTTGAGCTACCAACAACATTTACAGCTGTTTTAGCAAAATTATCGTGTATGCCCAGGTTGTAACTTAGCGCATCGTTATATATAAGTGCGTAGCAATTGTCATTAGTATGCTTATTGTTTGCGATGGTGCCTGTATTGATTCCACCTATCGATATGCAATCTAAACCAATATTCTCGAATTCGTTGTACTCTATATTGATCTTGGAGTGCCCACCACTTGAGAATGCCATACCCTGCCTAGCCCTTACACCGCCAACCCCATCTGTATAACCTATATTGCTAAGCTTGTTACGAAGAATGTTACCATTTGATAGGTTTGTAGAAAGGTTTAATCCTATGCCTGCGCTATTCTCAAACCTACAATCCTTAATAGTAAAGTCAGAACAAGAGTACAACTGACACAAAGGAGTAGTTGCCACATTCGAAATATCCAGACCTCCATCAAACACCAAACCAGATAGCTCGAAATTAGAAATCCCTGTTCCTCCAAACACCTTACCGCTTGTAGATGGGTTTGATGCTGAAGCTTTTAGTGTAAACCCATCTGCCTTAAACCTTGTGTTCGTTTTTATTACAAGACGATTACTTAGAAGCGCTACAGTATTAGCCCCACCTGTTAATGTGAGGTCATTAGATGAAGTGTAATTCACTGCTGCCTGTAGGTTTGCAAGGTCTGTCGATTCATCCCCAGACACACCAAATTGTTCCGCAAATACAACCCCTTTAACTGGGATTAACTTAATCTGATTACCACTCGCTAGGTTTAGGATTGATCCATTATCATCAACCCCTGTTCCTGATGGCACACATAAATACCGCCCTGCACCTAAATCACCGACTGTGGTTATTCCTCGTATGTAGATAGTATCACCAACGCCTATGTACTCAGCGTTAATTGCATCCTGCCTTAAATCAAAAGACCATTCGTTAATAGGGAGCCTTTTTGCTTGTAGGCCATTATCAAGATTAACAAATAAAACGTCATCAGCAACCCCTGTGCCACCAGCCACAACAACATACTTAGCACCACCACCGTCATTCGAATGATGGTATCCTTTCGTGTTCACAACCTTACCTAGTGTCAAACTAAGGTCTGCAACAACAGCAGCTGCAACATTGTCATATTCTTTAGGAAGGTCTGAATCAAGTGTGACTACACCGGTTAGATCAGAAGGGAATACATTCTCAAAACCATATTCATTACCCAACCAACGCATTAGGTAGCCAGCTTGCGGTAACGGTAGGTTAGCGGTGCTGGTGCCTGAATATGATTCAGGTAACTTAGCAGCACGATTAATTTCATCCTGTAATTGCTGGATCAATCGCACAGGTTTGTCAAATGCACGCTCATGTATATCAGGGAAGAATGCACCTTGTGACTCAAATGCTGTTTCCTGTGTTTGCTGATAATTTGAACGTAGATACCACTCGTAGTTCACAGGAAGTGCACCGGCCAAACGGGTGACAGTACCACCAGTTTGAACCCCTACATTATTTACAGTGTAATCTGTATCGACTGTCAGTTCAGTTTGAACACCGTCTGCGTCTGTTTCAAATACCTTGATCTCAGTCTTATCTTCAATACCGAAGGAATAACTGAACGTGCCGCTGACAGCATTACGTGCATACGGTCCAGCTGTGATTTTAGTAGATGTAACCGTCATGATGCAGTTCCTGTATTAATTTCAATTGATATTACCATTAGTCTTTCTTAGGACCAAACAGCAGTTGGTGCATGGTGAATTCTTCACCGTCTTCAATCACTTCATAAATGTGCTCACCTGTAGCGAATGCTTGACCTATGCCTGGTATACCGAGTGCTGCACCAGCGAACTTCACTGAACCCTTCGTCTGACTGTATGTAATTTCATCATCGGTGAATGAGTTCTGAACCAGCTTCGGTATTGCCTGAGTACCCTGTTCTAATACACTGGCCAACGGTGACATGTTGTATCCGAAGTCACCGCCCACTGCATTAGCAATGTCACGAACAAACGGTACAGATTGAACTGGAAACATTGCAACCTTAGTCAGCATTTTCTGTGCTAGTTCTTCAGGTTCGTCATCTTCACCGCCTAATTCACCGCGCATCATCATTTCAAACAATACAGGCAGTGTGAACAGGAATGCAGCTTTAGCAGCAACAGTTGTCACTGAGTAACGACCTGATTTAGCACCTTTCACTAGGTCACGTTCTAAGTTCCATAAGGCACTGAAGAAGGTCATGAACATAGTGAACATACGGCCTGTCTCACTCTGACCACGCATGATTTGAGCCATGTCTTTAGTTACACCGGAACCTTGAATGTTCTCAATCACCCAGTCAGCATACTTATATGCACGTGCTTCATCACCGTGTTCTTCCATCGACTTGATGTATGCAGCGTGCCATGACGGTAGATCAACCATGTATGTCTGAATGTATGCGATATGTTTCATCGACGCTTCTTGAGCAGCAGCCAGTAGTCCACGTTTACCTTCGATCTTCGACATCGCATTCTTGATCTCACGATCCATCGTTGAAGTACGGTGAGCCATCACTTTAGAGTTAGCGACTGCGAATTCCCATGCTGATTTGATAGTGTTCTCAGATGCTAGGATGCTACGCATTGACTGAAGAACTGGCTTCATACCCAGTTCAGCAATGGTGTTCGATAGACCACTGATCTGAATGATACCGGTGGATGCCTTGAATCCCATTGCACCGAGTGTTACACCGAAACGTAGTTGTTGCAGTGCTTTATCCCAAAACATCTTAGTCGGTGCTTCACGACCATCTTTAGCAATATCATTCAACCAGGGTTTCAGTTGAGCATATTCTTCTGGTCCTAGTTTAGCCTTGATCACGTTCGTCACTTTATTATCACGGATCAGCTTATTCGTCTGACGAACAGCATCATGGTGAGTGATGAAGTGAATCGTTTCTTGAAAGTGATTAGGTACAACATCAAGACTTAAACGGATAGGACCGTAATACCCAGTACGTTCATTCGTTGCTGATGCTGACACTGATGCTTGAATACTTAATGATCCTGAGAACATTGATTCAGTGCTTGCATTCAGACGTTCTTCATTCTCAGCTGCACGATTGGAACGGTTAGGATCGTACTTAACCGGATAATACCCACCCCTGAATGTGCCGAACTTGGTTGGTACGATCTGTGCTTCAACCTTCGGTGGAACAAGACCTGTCGTCTTACGGTGAACTTCAGCAAGTTTAGGGTATAAGGTGTCCATCTGATCCCATATAGCCTGAACCATTTCCCAGTCAGCCTTCGTCATGTGCTTCAACACAGCCTGAAGTTGTGGGTTCTCAATGCTGATGTCGGTGTCAACTTCAGGATCAGCCCAACCTTCACCCAGTAACATCTTACGAAGGTTTTCATCGTTACCGGTGTTCAATGCTACAGCTAAAACCTGATGACCGAACAAGTTACCATTGTTTAACTGGTCCTTGATTTCAGGAATGAATATCTTAGTGTTGTGACGTTTGATGGTTGCTTTATCACGACCTTCGATCAAGTCCATCACCGGCTTACCGGCTTCAGCCCACAACTTAACTTCTTCATTGTAAGCATCAGTGAATGGTTGAACTAAGGCATCATGACTCATACCTACACGTTCACCGCCATCTAACCATGACGCAAGATATGGAATCTTAGTCATCTGAGCCATTGTCCAACGACCCCAGTTACGACCTTCAACTACATCAGTACGTTGTGACTTGAAACGACTATCCTGTGTAGCTTCCATGTGATCAGTCCACTGGTTGACGAACTTCTTGAAGTCCACCAGTTCACCCATACCACGAATCTTATTGCCGTAACGAGCCACGTGTTCAATGTTCTTAACTGAGTCATCCACACCGGTTAATACTTCGAACGGTACGTTCTTCCAATGAGTTTGGTATGTCTCATTTAACACAGCATTGGTGATCACAAGTGCATCACCTTCAACGTCAATACGTTCATTCATCCATTCGGTGATAGGCACGTTACGTTTATCAACTGATTTCAATGTCGCAGTTTTACGGAACTCAAAACGATTCAGAATCTTAACGATCTGTTCCCAGTACCCACCGTCAGCCTTCTGAATTTCTTCACGTACTTTCTTCTTATTGTATCGAGACATACGATCAACAATTTTTTCAGTCTTAGCACGTGCTTCAACAGCTGCATTGCCTAAGTAATAGTTCAACACCTGACGTGCTTTAGCAGTGGCTGCTGCTTCCTTATCACCGTTAGCCAGTGCAGTGGCTGCTTCCTGTGCTGCTGCAATTTCAGCTTTACGATATTTAGCAGGGAAAATTGTCTTATATGTTAAACGACCGATAGCATCTTCAGCGAATGATTTGATGGTTGCGCGTTCTAACACTGGTGCATTCGTACCACGACGCAGTGCTTTCAATTCCTGAAGGATCAACTTACCACGTTCTTCATTGTGAACAGCTTCATCAGCTTCACGCTGAATGGTTCCATCATTCATGATGTCACCGTGACGTTCGAGCATGATTGTCTGTGCATTCTGTTCAGCTAGTTGGTTAATCGGTGTAGCGTTCATCAAGTCAGTAATCATCTCACTACCTGATGAATAACCTAACATTGCAGCAGCTTCATCAGGATGAATACCTTCCTGTGCTTTAGCTGTCATACCATTCAATGATTCAGGAATGCGCGTAGAAGTGCGACCACGTTTATCAGTACGTTCGAAACCAACCATCTCTTTTACGGTGGCATGATCTAGCTTGATGTCACCGTTGCGCAGCTGTTCAGCAGCACGATAGACTTTTTCTTCTTTTAGAATATCAAGCTGTTCGTCAATGATGTCTGACTTTTCATCGTTCCACTGCTTCTTAGTAGATCGAGTGATTTCTTTAATTAACTTGTCACGCAGTGTTTCAGTCTCAATGTCTTTAACTTTTTCAATCTGGTCATTGTAAGACTGGAACTGTTCTTCAGTCATACCTGCAACAGCAGCATCGGTGAACATCGGCGCATGTTTGTTACGAGCATTAGCCGCTTCAATTTGTTCTTCAGTTGCAAGCATACGATCAAACACTTGACGCATTTCATCATCAAGGTTCACGTTCAACTGACCACGTATAGAACGGTAAATCTGAGTCAACCATCTTGCGAATGTTCTGAATGCGTTACGCAGTTCCACCGATGGTGCCTTACCTTCCATCAGATAAGTCTCGAATCCACGTGCAAACTGTTCATGTACCGCACGACGTATTGCAAGGTCTTTACCCTGATCACCGGTTGTCTTGTTGTCAATGTAGTTAGTCACATCAGTCGGTGTGATAGCACCTTTTGCGAAACCTGGTAGTTCAGGGGATTGTGCTAATAATTGTGATGAATCTTGTTCACTAGGATCGAATACTGCATCGACTGATCTGATGTTTTTAGGGTCGAATATTACTAATTCCACAACACTACCGTCTGAATTTAAACCACGTGCACTATCATAACCATTATCCAACATGGCTTGTGAAAACTCATCTGCCCAATCCTGAGTATCAAACGCTGATGTCACACCGAGAGAATCGCTGAATTCCTTAATCTGTCCTTTATAAGTGTTATAATCGACATAATCAAAATCCTTAGATTTGTTAGTTCGAATTAATAAGTCACGAACATGACCGTATGGCGACCCTTTTTTATAACTATTCGCTAACCATTCCACCGGTGTCATATACACACCATTTCCTAAGTAACCATGGTCAGTTGACTTAGTTGATCCAAGATCAAATGCGTCAAATGGTTCAGATTCAGTACCATGATAATAAACAGTTGAAGTATCGAAACCCATTGCTTCAGCACGTTTCATTCGTGCTTCTTTGGACATGTCTAAACCGGCAGCTTGCGTCAGATCACCGCTAGTATCCATGTAACCATTGGCTTCTTTAGCAACGTCAGCAGCGTTACGTTTGAACCAGTTGTTGATACTACTGATTGTCTTACCACCGGTGTTCACTTCCATCTCATACATGAAGTGTGCGAACTCATGAAGGAATGTTGACAGGTCAGCAGCTTCAGTTAGACGAATCATACTGTTAGCAGGATCGTAATACCCACGTGCACCCTTGTCATCATTCTGGAACAGCAGCTTCTTCTGTTTGGCTATTACTTCAGCACGTGATCCTTCAACTTTAGGATTGTACTTCTTAATGGTCAGACCAGCATCTTGTAAAATCTTTAATGCTTTAGGGTCCACACCATTAGGCACAATTGCTGTGTTGAATTCACTGAAGTCAACAGCACGTTGAATCTTAGTCTCGAAGTATGTGGATGGTAACGATGACAAGTATTCAGTCAGATCATCAATAATCTTCTTAACTTCTGGTGTTACATTGAAGGTTTCACGAATACCCTTCGGACCTTCCATAATTGCAGTACCAGCATCTTCAGCATATCCCCAACTGTCAGCGTCAAACTTGTAAAATGGTTTCAAGTCTTCAAGTGCATTCTCGAATACTGATGCTGCATCTTCCTTCATCTCAGCCAGATCAGCTTCAGGAATGATCTGATCACGACGTGCCTGTACTTGAGCAATGGTCTTCATCTCATTCGCATAAGCAGATCGAACTGATGGTGCACCATAGAAAGATGTTTCACCGCCTTGCAATGATTGGGTCATCTCACGTACAACATTCACCAGGTTGTATTCGGTGTATTTCCGATTACCCGCGGTAGTGAAACCTTTAAATAAAGTCTTACCATCAACCATTGCATTGAAGTCTTCAGTGACATCAGCTTCATACTGTTTACGCAGTTTTTCATTTCTGAATTTGTCAGAAATATCATAACGAAGTTGGTTCAGGTCTTTACCACCTGATGCACGATAACTAACAACTTCTTGTGCAAAGTCATCGATCTTAGAACTCTTGACAGTACCATCTTCATTGAAATACATATCTTCAAAACGCTCCGCACGTTCAGCAGATTTTTCAACGATGTCGTTAATCTTATTGCGATAATGTTTGTCAGCTAGTTTGACGAACTTAGGATCATCACGCAGCATGAATCGTTGACCTTCGAACTTAGCACCCTGCTTAACAGTTGATTCAACTTTACGGTTTTTAAGTTTAGGTTCTTTGCCTTGTTCTTTTAACCACTTGTATTTAACTGAGTCAGAACGTAACAGATTGTCAGCACCGGATTGTTCAGCCAACGATCCATACGCTGGTAAACTAAGGTTCAAACCTTCAGTAACCGCTTCAATACCATCACGCCATGTGTTGTATTTCTTCTGGTTAATCTTATATGTAGCACGTGGCTGACGCGGTGTATAAACGTCAGCATCGAATGTACGTGCTTTAGAATCTTCAAGTAGTGATGGATCAGCCAGCAATGTGATCTCACCGAAACCACTGAAGTCTGATATGTCAGAACGTGCAACAGCAAGCGACGGTGCAGCTAATCCACCCAGTTCATTAGCAGCAATTAAGTTTTCAGCAGATAAGTTGTGAGCTACGAATAAGTTCTTATTAGGTTGTACTTGATCACGTGCAGTGGTCACTTCATCTTGTCTAAATATTTCAGGTTGATAATCATCAACCGGTGTGACACTTACAATTTCAACATCACTTACACCGATTTCAGGTTCACGATCATTAAATTGAGATTCACCATCGACAATATCATCACGGTTGAATTTGACCTCAATTAACACTTCATCGTCTGCAAGTCCTGAGTAATAATCAATCACATAGTCAGGATTGTTACTCAGGAATACACCTTTGCCCGGCATTGATATGGTTGAACCTGGTGACATGTCGAACGTCTGACGTGAATCAGCACCGGACCTCAATACACCATCTTCTAGTGCCATCACTTTGTAACCAGTGTATGTACCGTCTTCATTCTGTTTGAAACCTGTCTGACCAACTTCCGATTGTGCAAATAATTGACCACCTTCAACTTCAGGATATGTGTCAGGTTTAGAACCATCGGTGAGTGACTGCCATAGTTCATCAATTGATTCAATATCACCCCATGTATTCTTAGGAATGTACACCCATTCATTTTCATCAGCACCCGGGTGATACACTTCATCAGCAGGTACTTCCATTGATACAGTGACTCCACCTTCTTCACCGACGTTTGTCTCATGACCGGCTGCATATCCTTCATCAAATGACACCCAGTCACCGGCTTCAATTTCTTCACCTTCAGGTAATGCTCTGAAGATCGTCACTTCACCTTCATCACCGGCCACTTCAAATTCTGGATCAAGTGATATAGTGGCACGACCTAATCGTGTCAGGTTACGGTCACTGATGTCGAACATATCAGGGTTCAATGCTTTCTTGAATTCTTCAAGATTCTCAGACCAATCTGCAAGCTGCTGTAATGCTTGATCGAAGTCAGCAGGCATTGCTGGAATTGATTTAAGACGATCCTGACGACGACGTGTTTCAGTGGTTCTGATTTCACGAATACGTTGTGCTTCGATTTCTTTAGGATCAGTATTACGTGCATCACGAAATACGTTACTTAATATGTTTAGTGTCAATTCCTGACTAGGGTTCAAGTCACTGTTCGGGTCTTGTTCAGTACTTACTTCGGAAACCTTACCATTAATAACGCGGTAAACTTTACCGGATTCATCCCAAACAGTTGCCATTTTATCAGGTCGTGTTGAATGAATGACTTTCACATTCTCAATTGAATTGATAGCTGTCTGATTGTCTTCACTAAATTCACTAATGTCGTCGGTGTAAATATCTTTAACCTTACCAACTAACCCTGATGCTGTTTCAATAACGGCTTCAATTGGTGTACGACCTTTAACTGCATCGATGATTGCAAAACGATCTGGTAGTACATGCGACTGTTTAAATGTTTCCTGTTCAGCCTTCAGTTCACGGAATGCAGCACGATATGTTGCTTCACCTGCTTTAGTGAAACCGCCAGCAGGTGCCATTGGATTCTGACGCAAGTATGCTTTAGCTAATTCTTTACCAACACCCAGACCTTTAGCTTCAGACACCAAGTCAATCGATGTTTCATTATCTTCAGCAGGTCCAACCAGACCCAACACTTCACTATTCTCATTGACAGCGTACATGTTACCAGCGTCATCACTGAGTACCGATATAGTCTGACCATTTGCTTCAAACGAACTGACTGTTTCAGTTGTTTCAGGTAGCGTGAAGTCACCCAGTCCTAAACGAATAACGTCGTCATCAGCAATGATTTTACCTTCAGGGTTCACCGCTTGAATGAACGATTCTTCATCCATTGACAGCATTGATTGAAGTTCATCCTGCTTCAGTATCTCAAGCTCACCTTCAAGGCGTGCACGCTCACCGGTCTGTGGACCTTCAATACTTAACCCTGATTTAGCGAACGCTTCTTGTACGCTGATACCGTTAGTCTTGGCATACACGGTTGCCCATGCTGGTACGACTTGAGCCATGACGCTTGCATTCTGTGGTGTAACCTTACCCGTATCCACCAGCTGTTGACGCACTGTTTCGAATATTTCCTGTGCTTCAGCGTACTGACTGACGTTCTGTTCTGCTTCAGACATTAAGTTCTGAATGTAGTTGGTCGTCTGTTCACGTGCTGCTTCAGCTCTGAACGGTGTCACAGCTTCAGGACTCATTGTCATGTGATCACGCAGTTCATTGAACGTCGTGCTACCTGCTAAGTCTGTTGCAAAGTCAGTCAGTGGGATTGTTACATCAGTACCCGTAAATGATGATTCTTCAAGTCCATTCTTCACCAGTTGTAATGCAGGGTCAGCAGCAATCTGTTCAGGTGTTTTACCCTGAAGAAATAATGAAGCCTGTATACTGTCGATGAATATATGAGTGTCCTGATCATCAACCTTCTCGATGAATGCACGCAATGTCTCAGCATCACGTTGTTTCATCTTCATACTACCGATTTCAGTATTCAACTGATCCAGTGTTGTCTGTTCCATCTGACCTTGTGTGATGTTCTGATCGTCAGCTTCCTTCGCTGAACGAACACGACCTGGTGTAATTGCATTGATCAAACCACGAACAACGGCACCAGTACCACCGGCTGCAATCGCTTCACGATCCAGACCTTCGAATATCTCAGCATCAGGGTTAGTGGTGATCTGTTCAAGGAACCCTTGAGCAATACCTTCAACGACTTCCTGCACCGCTTCGACACCGCCTGCAATACTGATGTCAGCAATCTGTCGTGCGATGTTGTTCTTAATCTTCGGTGGTATACGATTCAATAACGCATCGATACCCATCTTCTCAGTGACAGCAGTGATACCACCGCCTGCAAGCAATGCAAGGTCTGACACGTTATCACGACCTTCAGTATCGGAGGCTTCTTGACGTTCACCCTGTTGATCAACACCTTGACCGAACATCATACCCAGTGCGATTGAAGGGTTCACAATAGTAGCTGCAATCTGACCACCGACCTGACCTAAACCGCCAGCAATATCAGTAGCAATGTTCTGACGATCAACAGGGACACCAGCAATGTCTTCAGCTTGTGTCTTCAGTAAATCACCCTGGCGACGAAACAATGATGCAACATCTACCAGTTCATTGAAGTCTTTCATCAGTTCAGGTGTTTCAGCAGTTTGATAAAGGTAAGGTCTGAATGACTCAGGTAATACAGTCATTAATGCACGACCTGTCAAACGACCACCGGCTTCAATGGTTCGACCTGTACCTTCAATAGCCATACCGAAACCGGATACTAACCCAGATGGTATAGAACGAAGTGTGTCTTCAACACGTTGCATAGCACTGATGTCATCTTGTGCGATAACAGCATTGTTGAAGTCAGTAAGGAATAATGATGTATTCGGTGTGCGACGTGACATATCAGCGAAGTCGATATTCTTCAACTTCAAGCTAGTCTCAACAGCAGCAGGGTCACTGATCACTGCTGACTCAGGCATACCTGAGTCACGACTTAACTGTTTAGTTTTAGAATATTGATCTGCATCAGTTTTTAATGCTTCACTGACAGTAGATGAAGTATGTGAATCAAGTGAGTACTGTTCACCGACGAACCCTGTACCTTCTTCTGCTGGCTTCACATCAGTTGCACCGAAACCGCCTAAGTCGATATTCTCAAGATTCAATGTGGTCATTTAGTCACTCGCTTGTTTGTAAGCCTTTATAAGATTGTATGAGGTTACAGGAATTCCGTTGTCACGTAAAAACTTACTTAACACCGGTGTATCTGACGGTGGTATATCAGAGATGTCGAATTCAGAATCCCATATCGTACCTTCAATTACAACCTTACGTGTGAAGTCACCGAGCATCGCGGTGTACTCTTGTGATGTCAGCATTGAACCCTTAATGCCTTCACGGTATGTCAGCTCATTATCAAACTCAGTCATCACTGCATTGTATTTTTCTTGTTTACTGTTCGATAACTTATTGAATGACTTGCCGAACAATTGAGTCATTATCGCAGTTGTTTCAGCAGCACGTGTGCGACCGGTAGGATCATCAACACGTTCACCGCGTGCAGCCTTCACAGCAGCAGTCAACTTATTACGGTCAGCAGGTGCTAACACATTGAAGAATTCAGATGGATTAACTTGTGCCAATTCCTGTTTAGGTTTCAACAATAGTTCACTCAGTACGCCATGATTAGTGATAACAGACTTACCTGATAAAATGGTTCGCTTCTGTTCCGGTGCCAGTTTGTCCCAGCTCTCAGGATTACTAGCAATCCATGCTTCAGGTGATTTACCGTTAAGAACGTGATTCTCAGCATCTTCATACAACTGACCACGTTCTTCTTCCTGTGCTTTCGTCTTCTGATCGAACTGCCACATTGCTTCACGACGTGTCTTATCACGAAGATCAGGGTCTTCAATGGTATTCAACTGCTCGATAATATCTTTACGGTCATCATAATCAGACACCAGTTGAGTAGCCTTCATCACAGAAAACGTAGCATCTGATGCTGTCTTCTCTGCTTTAGCTTTAGTTGCAATATCCTTCTCAATTTTAATACGATCTGGACCTTCAAGGTTCTTACCGTACTTGTCCAATGCAGCCTGACCTTCAACAGAACTTACAAGTGTTGCTGCATTAATCGCTGCTGCATTAAATGATGATTCGTATGTTTGCAATTTCTCAGCAGTCGCTTCAGCACCAATCCCCTGTAACTCAGATGAATCAATAACAGCAGCCCTACCTAACACACGCTGAACGTCCAATCGTTTAGGGTCGTTATAATAAAGACTTGCATTCTCAATGGTGTTCTCGACTTGTGCATTTATCGTCGCAACTTCCCATGACTGTAATCCTTTACCTGCATGACGTTGAATATCAACATTGGATCGTGTGATCTGTGCAGTGGACACTTTGTCGAATGCAGCTAATGCGCCTGGTGATTTCAATGTATCTGCGTATTTACGTTTTAACTTCTCAAGTTCTTCTTGAATAACCGGTGCATTGTCATACGCATTCTTACCTTGAGTGTTGAAGTACCCACTATCAGGATTGAAGAATAGATCATTCTTATCACGTTCGAAATTCACTGCTGCTTCTTCAGCAGCAGTGGTGTCAATACGTTGTGCAATTTTAAGACCAGTTTCACCAAGACCCTGTACAGCTTGACCAATGCCACCACCGAACGCACCGGACGCTACACTACCTGCACGTGCACCCTGTGTGATCTGAGTTGATACTTGTGGTCCACTCATCGTTGCAACTTTAGGCATGACTAATCCTTACGTGAGTAACATCGATGATGTTCCAGTCTGGCTGGTTGTGTTTAATGCCAAGTCGCTACCAGCACTCGTAGGTGTGTACCATTGTGCAGCAACTGTACCACCTGCTTTAAGTAATGATGCTCTGAATGCGTTCTGGCCTGCCTTCTTAGCAGCCTTACCCTGTGCACGTGTAATCAATGCTTGATCTTCTTGTGCTGTTGCAGCATCTGCGAAGTTACTAC